TGAAGAAATAAGTTTGAAAGTTAGGCGAGACAACACTTATTATTTAACATTAGAGGGTGGTGAAAAGCCCGTTGGTTATGTTTAATTTGTGAAGGGTCGCCTTTTCATCATGCCAAAACATTTTGCAACTGAAATTTCTATGTTTGACATTGACGACGATGCGAATTTTGTTTTGAGATCTGTTGCTTCGGAAAAGCAATATATTATTCCCAGGAGTTGTTTAGAGAATTTTAAGACAACAACTAATTGGTTTGGTAAAGACATTGTAATGTGTGAAGCACCTAAAAATGTTTAAAATCACGCTAATATTGTTAATACATTTGTAAACCGTTAGATTTTGTCTTCAGAGAGAGACCTTTATGTGCGTCTTGATAGATGTAAGGAAGGTGGTATTCTTGGATGTACTAGTAATGCTAGGTATGTTGGTGGAGCTATACGTGTTTGTATGCCTTAAGGAAATTATGTTGAATTTAGGGGTACTATCACATATGAGGCCCCAACATAAGTTGGTGATTGTGGTTCATTGGTTTCATTGATTGACCGCACTACAGGGACTCATAAATTTATTGGTATACACGTTGCTGGAACTGACACTAGATAGTGTTATGCTACTACTTTGTGTATGGAAGATATTTAGAGTGCTATAGATTTATTCTAATAGTAGATTGAGTCTTAGTTTGAGTCGTGTGAGTTTGAAACTGCTGAAATTATTCGTAAGGGTAACTTCGGCAGAGGATATGCTTAACACGTTCGAGTTTAAGATCCAAAGAAATCTAAAGTCATTAGAACGCCTCTTTTTGAAGCGTGGGGTGAATCTATTTATGAGCCTGCGCCTTTAAGACCATTTGTTGATGAGTGTGAGAAGTTGATTATTCCTAAGTAAGTTGCAATTTCACTTTATGGTGGAAATGTTGGTTATTATAATTAGGAATTTATTGATGAATCAGCTCATGATTACCTTAAACAAATCTTACCTATTACAGTCAATCATAGCAGGCGTGTTTATGATTTTAGAACTGCAATTGCTGGTGAACCTGGTGAACCTTTTTGTGATTCTATTAATCGTCGCACATCTGCTGGTTTTCCCTATGCTTAAACCGTTGGAAACGGTAAAAAGGAATTTTTTGGAGAAGATGGAGATTTTTAGTTTGATACACCTTTGTCGAAGTAGCTTGAGTAAGAAGTTGCTTCAATTATTGATGATGCTAAATTGAATAAGCGTTAGTAGCATGTTTTTATTGATTGTTTGAAAGATGAGAAACGTAAAATTTCCAAGTGTAAAACTGGGAATACTCGTCTTATTTGTGCCTGTCCTTTGGCTTATTAAATAGCTGTTAGGTAGTATTTTTTATCATTTTCTATTTCATTGATGAAGTCCCGTGGGCACAATGGTTGTGCAGTTGGGACTAATGTTTACAATAATGATTGGCATGTACTTGCCTAGTTGTTGTAGTCAAAGGGTGACAAGGTTTTTGCTGGAGATTTTAAAGGTTTTGATTGTTCTGAAACTCCTCAGATTCATTTAGCCATTTTAGATATAATCAATAAGTGGTATGGTGATTCTTAAGAGAATTAGAGGATTCGTTCCGTTTTGTGGTGTGAAGTTTATAATTCCAAGCATATTGATGGTAACGTCATTTATGAGTGGAATCATTCTTTACCCAGTGGTCATCCTTTGACCTCAATAGTTAATTCTATTTACAATCAAATTGCTTTTAGAATCTGTTGGATTTATGCCAACGATTAGCGAGTTAATA